GTATGGGATGCAAGCTATAAGGCCTGCGAGGGTGCCATATTATAAGCCAGGAATGTACCCTATCGTGCTTCAGCGCAGCGTGTCGGTGTACGGTCAGCTATTAGGAAACAGCGACGTGGACGTTATAGAGGACCAGCAAAACAGCATCAACCGGCTCGAGCAGAAGATAATCGACAAGCTGATAAAGTCCGGGACGCGGGTAACGCTTCCAAAGCGCGCTGACCTGCGCATGGACCCAGAGGACGGCGAGAGGTGGTACATCAACCTCGATGAAAAGCAAGCAATCGGCGTGTACGACTTCACGGGCGACGTTTCATCGGACATGGCGTACCTCGCGAACGTGTACGAGGAGGCGCGCCAGGTCATCGGGATAACGGACAGCTTTCAAGGGCGCAAGGACGCGACTGCGACGAGCGGGAAGGCGAAGGAGTTCGCGGCCGCGCAGTCGGCGGGCCGGCTTGAGTCGAAGCGGGTCATGAAGGACGCGGCGTATGCGGACCTGTTCGAGCTGCTTTTCAAGTTCGCGCTTGCTTACTCGGACGAACCGCGCGACGTAGTGTATAAAAACTCGCGCGGCGAAAACGAGTATTTAGCGTTTGACCGCTACGACTTTCTTGAGCGGGACGAAAACGGGGAGTACTACTGGAACGACCGCTTTTTATTTTCAACTGACACGTCGGCGCCGCTGGCGTCTAACCGCGAGGCGATGTGGCAGGAGACGCGCATGAACCTGCAGACGGGCGCGTTCGGCGACCCGTCGCAGACGGAGACGCTGATATTATTCTGGGACAAGATGGAAGACCTGCACTATCCGGGCGCGGGCCTGACGAAGAAGTTTCTTGAAGAGAAGATGGAGCGTGAACGCGCGGAGGCAATGCAAGCGGCGCAGGCGGCACAAGGAATGCAGGGCGCTCTCGGTGGTATGGAGATGCTTCAGGGCGGGGGCGGGTTCCCGGGCGCTGCGGGCGCTGCGGGCGCTCCGGGTGCACAGGGCATGCCTTTGGGCGGTATGCCGGGCGGCGCGGCGCCTCAGTTTGGCGCGGGTATTCAAGGTGGCGATACGGGCGCGGCGGCGGGTGTACCACCTGATATGCTCCCCCCGCAGATGATAAGCGCAATAGAGCGGCAGGCGCGGGAGGACGCGATGCGCGCGGCCGGTGGCGGCGCATGAGTTTGATAAAACAGCGGCGGCATACATCGCCGCTTTCAGAGGTCGGGCGTTTTTATGGGCGCTCATGAAAGGAGGCTGAGAGGGATGGCTGACAACAGCAAGAGCGAGTACATCGGCAGGATAAAGAACCAGGGCACGCAGACGGTGCAGGCCCCGCACCAGTCCACTCCGTCCAAGACGGGCAAAGTGAAGACCGGAAGCGACCTCCGTACCGGCAAGAAGAAATAGTATTGCCTGGTATCGGGGAGCCCGGCGCGGCATGGCTCCGCGCGGGGCGGTACGCAGGGAAAGCGGAAACATCCATTTTTAGCCGCATGGGTCGGCGTATACGCAGGAATAGCGCAAAAATCCAACGTGTCTGCAAAGGCGCGATTTACGCAGGAAAAGCGGAAAAATCCAGCCCGCGTGAATGCGGGTCATGAGGGTGATATGCCTTTTACGGAACAAGAATTATTAGACGCGCTGGGATTGAATGTCAGCGAGGCGGGCGCTCCTGAAGGGGCGGCGGCGCAGGGCGGACAAGACAGCGGCGCGGTTACGCAGGTGATAGCGGAAATATCCGGCGTTGAGGCTGGCGGCGCGGGTGAAGGGCAAGAGCCCGGTGCAGGCGCGGTCGGTGTTGGCGCCCCCGATTCGGGGAATACGCAGGAGATAGCGGAAAAATCCACATTAGAAGCTGAGGCTGAGCAGGACAGCGGTGCTGCCGCGGCGGGTGAAGGCGCCGGCAGCGCGGGCGAAGCGGCGGTGCAGACGGAAGAGCAGCGGAGGCAAAACGCGGATAAGCGGAAGCGGTACGAGGAAGCCCAGGCCATAAGAGAGAAGGCTGCGGTCGATAAGGCTGTGGCGGACGCTGTCGCAGCGGAGCGGGCCAGGGCAAAGTCTGAGATGGACGAGTTTTTTTCGGGCGCGAGGCTTCAGAACACGTTTACCAATACACCGATAAACTCGCTTGAGGAGTTCAGGTCATGGCGGCGCGAGTACGAGAGCGCCGAGATTTCAAACGACTTGGCGGAAGGGCGGCTGACTCCGGAGGCGCTTGACCGCGCTATAGCAGGCAGCCCTGTGATGCAGAGGGCGCAGGAGGTCATCAGGCAGGGCGAGGAGTCGGCGCGCAGGCAGCAGGAAGCGGCTTTGCAGGCGAAGGTCGACGCGGAGCTTGCGGAGATAGGCAAGCTGGACCCATCGGTAAAGGGGATAAACGATATCCTCGCAATGCCGACCGGGCGCGCGTTCCATGAGGCTGTCATGGGCGGTCACAGTTTCCTTGATGCGTTCAAGCTTGCAAACTTCGAGCGGCTGAGGTCGGACGCTTCGGCGGGTGCAGCGGCTGCGGCAAGGCAGCAGGCTGTAACGAACGCGGGCGGGAAGGACCATTTACAGCAGACTACGAGCCCGAGGGGCGGCGGGTCTGCGCCTATCCCGCAGGATGAGCTTGCCTTGGCTAAAGCGCTAATGCCGGATGTGCCTGAGAGCAAGATAAGGGAGTATTACAGCAAAAGGCGCACGGGCGGCTGAGTCCGTTTGCGCAGCGAAAGGGGAGACAAATAAGAAATGGGATTTTTTGTACATAAGAGCGATACCGGGGCAGTAGTGCCTTGGGAATACCTAATAGCGGCTGAGGGTGATTATGTGCCCGGGCAGCTGCTGACGGTGGCTGACGGGGAGCTGACGGCTCTCGCGGCCGCGTCGACTGCGACGCCGCCGTATGTGTGCATGGCGGAAAAGACGATTGTCGAGGGCGACGCTATTCTGCCTGTGACGCGCATCCGCAAGGACGTTATATACGAGACGGCGCTTTCGGCGGCTGCAGCGGCGGCGGCAGTGGGCGGCAAGCTGCAGGTAGCGGCAGGCGGCAAAATGGCCGCGTCCGGCGCCGGCACGTTTGAAATCGTTTCGCTGGAAGGCAAAGCTGCGGGCGATACGGTCCGCGGGCGCTTTGCCTAGGCGCCGGGCGTAAGCATAGAGAGGAGAAACAGATATGAATATAACGTTTTCAGAAGGAAGCGGGCTGCAGGACTCGATATACGGTTTATGTCAGGCCCCGATCCAGATGTTCATTGAGAGGCGCGGCGAGGACTTCGAGAAGAACACGCTCGTCAAGGATATGTTCAAGGTGAACAAGACGGACAACTTTGGCGATTTCATTACGTCAATGACGGCAATGAGCGGGTTCCAGCCTGTGGGCGAGAACGGCGCGACGCCTATGGACGGAATGCAGGAGGGCTTCGGCAAGTTCATCGGGCAGATGACTTGGAAGAACTCGTTCTCGTTGTCTCGCGAGATAGTTGACGACGCGAAGCTCATGGAGCTCCAGAAGAAGCCTGAGGCGTTCCTTATCGCGTACCTGCGCACGCGTGAGCAGTTCGGCGCCGCACTTTACGGCGGCGCGATCAAGGGCGAGACCCTGACAAAATTCAAGGGCGGGGATTTCGATGTGACGAGCGCGGACACAAAGCCCCTGTTTGATAAGGCGCACCCTGCAAAGGTGAGCGGTGCGCCGCAGTCGAACAGGTTTGCCGATGCGTTCAGCGTCGACGCGCTTGGCAAAATGGAGACGACGATGCAGAATTTCCGCGGCGACAATGGCGAGATTCTTGACGTCGCGCCCGACACCATCGTCATCCCGAATATCGCAAGCTTGAAGCAGGCTGTGTTCGCTGCGATCGGCGCGGACAAGGACCCGGTGACGGCAAACAATGCGTTCAGCTACCAGTACGCGCGCTGGAATGTGGTGATATGGAACTTGCTCAACGACTATGTTGAGAGCGGGAAGCTTCCGTGGCTCCTGATGGACAGCAAGTACAACAAGCTTTACGGCGGCGCTGTTTGGAACAACCGCATTGAGCTCGAAGTGACTTCCACAATCGACCATAACACGACTGCCAACGTTTGGTGGGGGTACAGCAGGTACAACGCCTCTTTCAACGATTGGCGCTTTGCGGCGGTTGGCGGTGTAACTGGCGGCGACACGCTCAAGGGCTAGCGATGCGGCTGCACGCGGGTTATGTGTTGCACATACCGCGTTTAGTCAAATTCCGGTGATGCGGGCTCGGGGTTTGCGGAGGCCCCGCCCCGCCCGCCGGGGGCAACTGTTACGGGGGTGGAACAAGGAGTATGAAGATAGGCGACGTTATATCACGGGTAGACGAGATAAAACCCAACGCTTTCAGCGGCGATGTAAAGATGGAATGGCTGTCGATACTGGACGGGAAGGTCATAACGGACTTGTTTCTGATGCCTCCTGTGGAGTTCAGCAGGCCGCCTTATGAGTACCCGGCCGATATGGAAACGGAGCTGCTTGTCGACCCGCCGCATGACGATATCTACTCACCATGGCTGCAGGCGCAGATAGATTTCGCGAACGGCGAGTATAGCAAGTATGAGAACACTATGACGATGTTCAACTCATGCTGGGACAGCTTTGCAGGCTGGTTTGCGGGTACATACGGCCCGGCACAGGGTTTCAATGAGAGTTTGGCGCGGCCTTTGCC